CAGTGACACGGCTGAAATCAGCGTTGGTGCGCTTCAGCGTTGTGAGCGTTTCAGTGATCAGACGCGTTGGCCGCTTGTAGCTGGGGATTGCGATCTGATAGTCGATCATGCAGCCAAAGCCTCAATCAGCCTCATCCCCACGTACTCACCACGCTTACGAGCTGCTTCCACTAGGGCCTTGGCTTCTTCGTAGTCCTCAGGGCGGAACTCAATCTGGATGGCCTTCATCACACCATCAGCCAGCTCTGCTGTGGGGTCATCGTCCATGTCGTCTAGTGCGGACAGGTCAATGTCCTCACCAAAGGTAGGCAGGTCATCACCCCAGCCCAGCAGCGTGAGGTCAAAGCCAGCTTCACCTAAGGCCTGCAGTTCAGCCTGCAGCACGTCGTCATCCCAAGTGCTGTTGAGTGCCAGCTGGTTATCAGCGATGACGTAGGCCCGTCGCTGTTCAGCTGTGAGGTGGCCAAGCGTGATGGTCGGCACTTGGGCTAGGCCCATCAGCTCTGCAGCCAGCAGACGGCCATGGCCTGCGATCACATTGCAGTCATCATCAATGAGGATTGGGTTTGTGAAACCGAACTCCTTGATTGATCGGACAAGACGATCAAGCTGTGCTTCTGAATGTTGCCGTGGATTGTTTTCGTATGGCTTGAGAACTTCAGTTTCACGCTGGACGATTTTGTCTGATGCGATTGTCACTGCCAGTTATCTGGATTCGCTTTCCAGAGTAGCCGTAGTTGACGAAGCTTCGGTTCAACCAAGTGATGTGAACTTACGGTTCCGCTGATGTTGCCAATCGTTATCTGAACACAACCGTCGTCGAGGTTGCGGATCTTGGCATTTGGCATAGGCATCTCTGAGGCGCTGCTCATAGTCCAAGAAGGCTTGAAGGTTGTTCAGATGTTGTTGTGTTTTGAGGTGTTGGTCCATGTTTGAAGTCGGGGGATAGATCGCCACACACAGGCGCCCTGCTTTCCCTTGCTGCACCCAAGGTGTTGTATAGCTTTCAGCCTGCCTGGGGATGGCAGGCATCAGGCTCCCCGACTGATGATCATTCGTGTTCCTCAACGGTGTAGGAAAAGCCGCAGTCCTTGGCGTCTTGTATCAGCTGGTCACGCTCATGAGTGGTGTAGGCCCATTCAGTCCACTCAAGCCTGCCGTCAAGCGAGGCTTCAACGTAGTAGCGGCATTGAGGTTCCATGGCTTGAAGCTTCAGAAGGTTGGTGGCTTCAAGCTCATCTTGATGCTTTTGGAACGACTCGAAAAGGCTGAGCATGTAGTTGTGATGGTCCATGGTGTGTGTACCTCTCGGTGTGGTGTGGATCAGCAGATGCCGTTGGCAGCGAACCAGAAAGCAACTTCACCAGCCAGGTCGTCTTCGTTGGTGATGCCTTGAGCGATGAAGGTTTTGGCTTGCTGCTTGATTTTGTACTGCTGAATGGCGGTGAGTTCACCACCCAGTTCAGCTTCAATGGTTTCGATGATGTTGAAGAGGTTGATCATGTGAGTTGGCATCCCTGCCTTTCTTGAACTTATTATGGCATGCCATTGGCATATTGGCAAGCCATTGGCCTCACATTTGGAAAGCTTTTACGCCTTGGATTTTGTAGCTGTCGTCAAGGTCAGAAGCTTTGAGCCATTCCTCAGCTTCTTGGCGGGTGAAGAACGCAGGTCCTTCAACCATGCTGACCTGCTCGCCGCAGTAGTCGATGGTGGTGACGGCTTGGAAAAGAACGGTGTTGTTCATGGTGCTGTGTGTGTGGGGCTCCCACCCCGTTGATTAGATTATGGCATGCCACCATGCAGATGGCAAGCCATTGGCTGAAATCAATCCCAGCTGTTGTAGTACTGGGGCTTGCCGTCCCAGATGCGGAAGTACTTGATGCTGTCGGACACGTATTGCTTGCCCTCTGACAGCTGGATCCTTTTGCGGAAGACCTTGTCGTCGGATGCCTGCCAAGACGTATCAGGCATCGCCTTGCCTTCACCCCGGCCATCGTCGCCAGTGACGACGCAATGAACAGGGCGCAGCCAGACGCTTGCCTTGGTCATGCGGTCAACGACGTAGTACTCAACCAGCGTCATGTCATATCCGTAGCTGGAGCAAACGATTTGCCCAACTTCAAAGCGGTCGGTCTGCAGTGCTGTGGTGGTCATGTGTGGCCTCTCGGCTGAACTTGATTAGATCATGGCATGCCATCAAGCAAATGGCAAGCCATCACCATTCATCGTCTTCTGCTGCTGGTGCAGCGAAGACGCTGCCCTTGTTTTCACGGATGTCCACACCCCAACGCTGATTACTCATGGTCAGCATCTCGTTCCCAAGCTTGGCAATCACCATCCGGTTGGGATTTGAACCATCACGAACAAGCCAGCCATTTTTCCAAGAGTCGCCAATCAACCGTTCAACATGCGTGCCGACAGGCACCGGCAATAAGACACCCTCAGGCACCCCTCCGCCGTCAGAGGGGGTCAAGTGTGTTTTATGTGTCAAATCCCTTTTTATATGTGCGCGCGAGGCATCAGATCCCAGTGCTGACGGTATTTGACCCCTTTGACCCCCAGGGCCTTGCTCATCAGCTGCTGATTCTTTGATTTGACACGTTTGACCCTTTTGACCCCCTGTTTTTTTGGATGGGTCATTGGGGGTGTCAAATACAGGGCGATACAAAGCAGCAGGCCGTCCAGCGGTGTCAGCAGGCAGCTCACCGTCCTGCACGATCAGCCCCTTGGTGGCCAAAGCCTTCAACGTCCGGAGTGCTTTCTGCCTGCTGATGTTGCACTGGCTGGCAATCTCAGCAGCAGTTGTATGGACCTTGTTTTCCCACAACTGACAGCAGTGGTCATAAGCAGATTCCTGACGGCCTTGAAGCGATTCCTCAACTTGGGCACGGGCCTCGGCTGCAATGGCATCGTCACCATCGCCATGACTGACCCAACCGTCGTCAGTCAGCTCAACCACCAGGTTGGTGGCTTTGCTTCTGCCCATCGGCTTCACAGCAATCCGGTGATCGGTTTGCATCTGCCCTTCAACAGGCACCTTCAGCCAGTTCAGCAGCACAGACCAGCTGACAGCGCCTGCGAGGCTGTTGCTTCCCCGGCTGGCTGTGATGGCATTGCCACCAGACACCGACTTGTTGGTGTGGTGAACCAGAACCGTGGTGCTGCCAGTGCCAGACAGCACGACCTCGAGCTTGCGGGCTGGGATATCGAAGTCACTGCTGGCTTCCTCAATCCCAAGCTGGCCGACACAAGCGTGATACGTGTCCACCAGCACCAGTGAGCCGGGATACTTGGACGCCATGGCAGCAATAGCGTCAAGACCGTTGTCATTGAGCTGCACTGCATCTTCAAGGCTCCAAAGAATGACGCCTTCCGCCAGCTCGTGAAAACACTCACCGTTTTCATCAACGCCCTGGGTGCCTAAGCCTTCACGCTCAAACAGCACCCACCAGTCGGAAACGTTTTGGTCTGTGCCAACGATGATCAGTTTGTTGATCTGCCCGTGGATTGGGATGCCAAGGAACTCAGCATCACCACGCAAAGCAGCAGCGGCCATCGCCGTCATCAGGGCTGACTTGCCGACCTTTGGTGGCGCGACTACCAAGTTCTGACGGCCACGCATGATGACGCCTTCCCACAGCCAAGGGACAGGCGAAACATCGAGCTTCTGCCCGCCCTGCTTCGGCTCAGGGATGCCAACGTTGCGACCAGTGGCCTGCGCTAAGTAATGCGCTGCTTCTGATTTGCTGATGGCACAACCAAGCTCTTCGGCTTGGTTGCGCAGCATGAACAAGCGGTCAACAGAGTCAGTCGTTGCGCCAACGACTTTTACGGCTGCGCTTTTGAGTTGTGCGACCTGATCCAGGCAATCCTGAAGGCTTGGATCCGCGTTGCTGTCGTTGTTTGAGGCGTCGTGTGTAGAACCCATCTTTGGCCTTTGAAGGCGAGAACCATGTGCGTTGTCCGTAAACACCCAGCCGCTCAAGCTCTTTGAAAGCTTCAAGTTCAGGGCTGGTTTCCTCAGGGTGCTGAGCATCCCAAGTGTCTAAAGCTTGGTCTGACCGTTTGCGCTGCAGGTCTGTGTAATAGCCCTTGGCTGCCAGGTCTTCATCAAACTCACCAGGCAATGACCAGATCTGCCACTGCAGAAGCTGCCATGCCTGGTGCTCCTTGTCGTAGTCAATCACGAGCCAACGGCTCAGGCTCAGATGCGATGGCCTTTTGCAAAAGCAAGTTGACCCAGCCAGTGCGGCTGACGCCGATTGGTTTTTTGCGATCCACTTCAGCGATCACCCTTGGGTCGATAAGGACTCTGGTGTTGGTGATCTGTTCCAGTTCAGGCACGTTTTGGGCTTGCTTTGCCGGCGAAGTGTGCCCAGAATGACCCGGCCTGGCAACCCCAAAACCATCGATCGCATCAAAGACTTGTCGTTCTTCCCGGAATGGCACCGCTACAAGCTGAAAGAAGAGTGACTTGCAAGGTCAGTCACTGGCGTGCTCGGGGCAAAGCTGTCGCCGGATGCAAAGGCCAACATCATGCGTTACAAGGACGGTCCCAACGGCTGGGCTGCCAGAGGCGAGCAAATCCACAACGCACTGGAAAACCATCTGCAAGGCGAAGCCATTGAGTTCGCTGAACGCTGGACAGACTGGGTCGATCCGATCTTGGACTGCGAGCTTTTTCGCGGTGCAAAAGTGATCGCAACTGAATACAGACTGTGCGACGCCAAAAAATCTATGGGTGGATCATTTGATTTCCTCCTGCAGACTTCAACGGGTGAAATCGTGCTGGGCGACCTGAAGACAGTTGGCAGCAAAAGCCGCGCACGCACACGCGAGGCTGCTACCGACCAACTGGGTGCATATTTATCAATGTTGATCGATCATCATCCAGGTGTTTTTGTCGACAAATGTGTGACCGTTGTTTCTGGACCCAAAGAATGCCGCGTCATCCGGCAAAACCCAGATGATTGTATCGAGGCATGGCTTGACAGCTGGGATCGTTATCAATTTGAGCAAAAAGAACTTGAGGAATGGTGGTGAGTAGCCTGAACTGGTCTGTTCTTCTCGACCCTGCAAATGGCGGACCAGGTGAACCGCCTGGCAGGGCTGAAGCTGTTCGGGCTGCAGCAGAAACAACCAAGCAGCGGTATATCAAACACGGCAAGAAACGCGCAAAAGGCAGCGTCAAACGAAAAGAAAAAATCATCCCAAGGGTTGCGCGCAAATAATTGGCATGCCACCATTCGCAGGCCATCACACACACGGCATTGGATTACACAAGCAAAACAGTCACAGTCGTTGTCGACCATGCGCTCTTGGCTGAAAAGCCGCAGTTGTATGGATTTATTTTTGGTGATCCGGACGTCAGGGTCAGGGTTTTCCCCGGACCTCAAGGCCATCCTGATCCTAAATTTGTTGAGCTGATCAATGTTGGTACACCATTGCTCGCAAAAGCTTCGGTGCGCCTGCAAGTCAGAATCTACGGGCCACGCGAAAACGACTTAAGGGCAAGCTATTCGGGTTCTGCCTTGCCATTTTTGCAGCAGCATGAAAACGATCAAAAAGTGATTGAGCAGCTTCTTGCCCAGCATGCTCAGCAAAAAGCATTAACCGAGCAACGTTCACCGGCAGATGTTTTTCAGCAGCAAGATTTGCCGCCAGCTGAAGCACCTCAGCAAGCCAAAGATCAGGCCGCAATCATTGACAGGCTGTTTGATTTTGGCGAGAACCCCGGCTTGATGCTTACAAAAACAGAGGCGCGCCTACGCCTCAAAACAGACCGCGATTTGATCGTTGTTCTGCAGGTTGTCGCTCACAAACTGGGTGTTAAGGTTCCCGACTTGTGCAATGAAATCATGTGGGAAGCCGTGAGATCCGGTCGCATATGGGATTGCCAAACGGACAATGGCATGCCATAATATGTTCAACGGGGCAGGGATGTCCCTCACACACACAAACCAATGACCATCCAACAGCAAATCGACGACATCAAGCTTCTTCTTGATGACGCACAAACTTCTTACAGCCACGCCATTGCCGCTAACGACATGGCTGCCGTGACCACTCACCGCAAGGCTGTCAGCAAGTACCGCAACATGATCGGCAAGCTGGTCAAGCAAAAGCTGGGGATGTGATGCGACCTGTTTACACAGTCACCTTCACAGGTGCAGAACTAGATCTTCTCTACGAGTTGACCAGAGATGCACGCAACAACCTGCCTGACCCGGACGACATTCCAGAGCCGGGCAGTTGGGCCAACCAAGTCGCCCTCATGGACCTCAAGCTCACTGACCTTTATCACCAACGCCGCCGATGAATTACCAAGAGGCCCTGTACCACATGGATCGCTTGGCTGATTGGCAGAACAACGAAGACGAAAGCACTTGGGGCAAGTTCCTCACCCTCATCGGTGAAGGCAACGGGCCTCAACCTTTCCGTCAATCGTTGGGCTACTTGGAAGCCGACCTGCTGGGCAAAGCCTTGCAGGCATACGGCTCAAGGCCAGACGCCTTCAAAGAACACCTTTCCAAGTTTTATGACAACACCACCAAATGATTACGCCGCAGAACATCGTTTCGTTGAATCGCACCCAGAAGTCATTGAGCAGCTGGCAGCGCATCGCAAACGGTTTGAAGCAATCCGTGAGGCAGACCGCAACGTCATCATGGAAGCCCGCAAGGTGACTTCATTGATGGCTGCGTTTGACGCCACCATTGACGCCCAGTTCAGGCAGGAAGATGTCACGGATGAGCATGAAAAACTGCTCAAGGAATACACCAACCAAGACTCTGAAACTTGGTTCTGGCGTCACCACCAAGCCCAGGAAATGATTCAAGAATCAATCGTGGCCCGGTGTGCGCTGGTGGTTGAAGCCCAGGCGAAATACAAAGAGCTTGAAAACAACCATCAACACTGCAAGCTCTTGGCAGAGGCAAGACAAATAGCAAGGGAAGCGTACAAAGCACAGCAAGCTCAAGCATCAAAACCCCGTCGGGGCCGTCCACCCAAAAATCGCAACTGACTCATGAACTACAGAGCCTACCGACCACGCCAACGCCGCACCAAGATGTACAGCCCTGAACAAGCCAGCACCAAAATCAACGCCATCGTCACTGTTGTTGCCTTTGCGCTGTTCGGTGCAGCAGCCTGGTACTCAATCACCACAACGCTGGACCAGCAGCAGGCACAACACTGCGCCCAAGGCTGGCAACCTGCCTGCGAAAAGCTGAAGTAATGGGCAAGGGCATTTACTGGAGCACAACACCGCATCTGTACGTTGCCGGTGCAAAGGCAAGCGCAAAAGCTGCGCTCAGTGAAAGCTCTCCCAAGCTGACTGCATTAGAAAAAGCGTTCTACAACGCTCAACGAAGGCAGCAGTGTTCAACAGCTACACCTTCTTCGCCCCAGGCAAGCCAGCACCGCAAGGCAGCAAAAAAGTCCACCGCTACATCAAAGGAAGGGCAATTCTCGGGGAAAGCTCAGCCGCAGTAGATCCGTGGAGGAAAGTTGTTGCCGGCTGTGCCCGCAGGTTGCAACCTGAGCAATGGCATGCCAAACTACCCGTGTCGTTGACGTTGACCTTTGTTTTTGCCAGGCCGAAAGCTCACTTCCGTGCCAATGGCGAACTCAAGGGCAGTGCTCCACAGCATTGCGTCACACGCATCGGGGATCTGGACAAGCTCTGTAGAGCTGTCTGCGATGCACTGACAGGCATTGCATATGACGACGACTCGCAAGTCTTCAGCCTTCACGCTGTACGTCGATATGCCGTCGGCAGTGAATCACACGGTGCCCACATCACCATCACCACCATTGATGTCTGAACTTACAAAAGCCCTAATCGGCTTTCACAAAGCTGTCGACAAAATCGACAAAAACGCACGAGCTAACTACGGCAAGTTTGCAGACCTTGCCAATGTGCTGTCCACCGTGACGCCACCCCTGCACGCCAACGGTTTGGCCATCACCCAAACCTTCGACGATCAGGCACTGGTCACAACGCTGCACCACACCAGCGGTGAAACCATCAGCAGCTCTTGCCAGCTGATGATCTGCGATGGACGCAACCAAACCCAGGAATGGGGCAAGGCTGTGACATATCAACGTCGTTACGCAATCTGCTCAATTTTGGGCATCGTTGCCGACATGGATACTGATGCTGAATCAGAGCCACAGCCTGAAAAAAAGGTCAGCCGGCCCGCCCGCAAAGCTGAGCCAGCAGAGCCCAAGCCTAATGACCCAATGAAAGATGACGAAAAAGAGCTGCTCCACGGCGTCATCAAGGAACTCAAAGCAGACCACAAGCAAGAGCTGATCAAACGGTTCCGCAAAGAGTTCAACTATCCCGAGGGGCTTGTCAAAGACAAGATCCAAACTTACGCACATCGCACTTTCCTCCAAAATGCCATGAAAGAAATCACTGCCTAATCAATGCCACAGTCACAAGCTGAAGCTGACCTCAAGCGGCGCAAAAACTTCTTTCAAGTGCGGCTTGACGACCATCTAGCCGACAAGTTGCGCCACTTCATGGATTCACGCAACTACAACCAAAACCAAGCTCTCAAAATCATCCTCAGCAAGTTTTTCAACGGAAAGTAATGCTCAACATCACCGCACACGGCAACATCGGCAGAGACCCAGAACTCAAGGAAACCACCAGTTCACAGGTCGCCAACTTCAGCATCGCTACACGCACCGGCAAGGATGAAACCACTTGGATCAACTGCCAAGTCTGGGGCAAGCGGGCTGACACCGTCATGCAGTACATGCACAAAGGCGACAAGATCACAGTCTGTGGCCAGGGCAAGCTGCAAGAGTATGACCGCAAAGATGGCGGCAAGGGTTACAGCCTGCAGCTGAACGTGTCTGACTTCACGCTGCCAGTCACACCCAAGAAGGCTGACGACGAAGAGTTCTGATAATCGGGGCAGCAGTGCTGGGGTCTGCGTAAGTCCCCGCTCAACAATGACGAAACCAACCATCAAGCAAGTTTGGAAAGACGGCATCCAGCAGTGGGAAGTCAGCCACGCAGGCATGACTCGCTTCTTCAAAAACGACTGGCAGGCTCAGTGGCACTTTGAGTCCTGCCTCAGGTTGCACCGTGCAACCGCCAAGAAATGATTGCGGACTAGGACAGGCTCGCGCGCCTTACGCCCCTCACACCTGATCCGCTGCAGGTCACTTGTCCTCGCCCTTAAAAAGGATGAGACACAGATCTTACTTACCAGGCATCAAGGCGGCGTCGATTGATGCAATGTGATTTACAGCCTGTCGCAGCATCTTGGCGTGATGCCAGTTCTGCTGAGCCATGGCCACACACAGGTCCATCAGGGCTTGCTTGTCGTCACAGCTTTTGATTTCACGCACTGTTTTTTCAAGCTGCAACTCTTCTTCAAGTGTTTGTTCAACAACCATCCAATCGGCCCAGCCCATCAGAACCTCCAGCAGCTGCAGGATTTGCCCAGCTATAGCCAGCAAACCGCAGCTACGCCACGTTGGGCATCACGGTCAGGTGATTGTTGTAGTGGCCTGTTTCCCGATAGCTTTTCATTGGGGTCTTGGACATTGCATGAAACACCATCTGCCCAATCTTCAAGCCTGGGAACAGCGGGATTGCATGGTGCAGCCTTTCGTTTTTCAGCTCGAGTGTCAACCGTGATCCGTGCCAGCCTGGGTCGCACCAGCCAGCAAGCAAGTGATTAAGACCAGATCTTGCACGGCTTGATTTGAGTACAAATTGACTGCTGATGTCGTCGGGCAGGTTAAACAGCTCAAGTGTTTCAGCCAGGCAAAACTCGCCGGACTGAAGCATGAACGGGTCATCCTCTGTTCTGTCTGCAATGTTGATACGCACCAGCTCAGAGCTGTAGATGCTTTCAATCATCAAGTGATCGCCCAAGCGCAGGTCAAGGCTGGCTGGGTTCAACAAGCCTTCATCGAATGGGACGACCATCTGGCTTTGCCGGCACCTTGCCTTGATCTCCCAATCACACAGGACCGCCATGCTTTGCCGAAAACATCACTCTATGGCTCATCAATAAAAATGGCCCAGCCACTACGCGGTCCATCAACTTGCCAACGCTGGTGAAACTCAGCTTGGCGAACCTTGATGCGATGACCAGACAATGCAGCGTTATGGCCGCCGTGAGCCATGTCAGGCAGGCCCATTGGATCGCTCATGAGCCATTCACTGTCACTGCTGTAGCGGCCTGCATAGCCGTGGATTACAGACCAATGCCCGCAAGTTTCACTGCTGCACATTGGCGGCTCGCCACGCATCAAATCACCAGCGTGCAGCCATCCCACTAAAACGACACGGCCATTGTCGATCTCAGTTTCAATGTCTGAGGCGTCTGCCGTTTGGGTAAAACGCACCCTCAGCCCAAGGCTTGTGAGAGCTTTGACCTGAGCCATGACAGAAGACGTATCGCCAAACTGTTCCCGGATACGGTTGTATTCCTCGTCGCTGGCGACTTTTCCATGGAAGGCTGCTGCCATGGCTGCGGCGCTGGTGAAACACATTCGTGCCCCATTCGGTAAGTCCAGCTGGCGGAAGTAGGTAGGCATGTGGACCTCTTGGTCAATACCGCTAGCTCGCCATGCCTCAAACCAAGAGGAGTCTTCATCCAGAACGCTTTGCGGCAGGGCTTTTTCAAGCTCTGCAATAGCAGCCAGCTGGTGGGGCGTACCACGAAAAAAAGTAAAAAACGGCAGTAGGGCTAGACCCATGGCCATCACCAGCAAGGTCACTTGGATGATGCCGGAAGCCAACTACTTTTCAACTCTTGTGTCAGGCAACAGCAAATCCTTCAGGTGCTTCACCGCAAGGTCATCCAAATCATTGTCAGTGCGGGTGACAATCTTTTCCAGCATCGCCACAATCAGCTCTTTGAAAGCCCTCGAGCGCCACATGGTCATGACCAAGGGCTTGATGATTAGAAGCATTGGCCTGGCTTGGTTACCCTTAAAGCGTAGCTCTGTCCTGCTATGGCCACCAACCCCGAAGAGCAGCACGAAAAAGAAGGCATCTGCATGGCAGATGTCGTCAAAGCTTTGGTACTTGCCTGGAGCGCAGCACTGTTAACGGCTTCGTACTTGGGCATCTTCCCTCAGATGAAAATGGACAATACGTTCGTCGCATCACTGCTGACAGGTGCAATGGCATCGTTCGGCATTGAGCGGAAGAACAATGGTGGTGGCAACAAGAAGCCGACTATCGTTGACAACAAAGACACCAAAGCCGGCATCAAATGACCCGCACACTTTTGGTATTGGGCATCACTTTGGCGGCTGCATTGCCTGCCCAGGCAGACATCACCCACAAGATTCAGTCCTCTGTGCAACTGCAAGTAGATGGCGCTGCATCCCAAGCTTCAAGAATTGGCAGCACCCTTTCTGTTAGTGGCAGCAACGTCACTCTGGATACTGCTCCTGTGCTCGGGACTCTCACTGCTGGTTCTGCTGTGGGTTATACGCCAGGTGCCTACAGCATCACAACAGCAGGCGACGCCTTCAGCTACAGCGAGTCCTACATCGAGGGTGACGCCACCCCAACAGCAACCTCAGTGAGCAGCGGTGTTGTCACTAGCCTGCCGATGCTTGGCAACA